TGACGACCCAGCACCCTGTCCGCGAGCCCATGCCGCGCCACCTCCGCCGCGAGGACGCCCGCCCAGGCGGGTCCTACCGGCTGTGCTGCTGTGGCTGGTGGCACCTGTACGACTCCGCCTGTCCGGTGGGGGCGTCCGACCCGCTGACCTGGGAGGAGTTCGTGGCGGGGGTGGATCGGCCATGAGGCTCCAGGTGATGGTCCTGGGCCGCCAGGTTCTCGAGGTCCGCCTGGGCGGCGGGGACCAGGACGACCAGGGCCCTGGTGACGTGACGACCGACGCCCACCAGCCCATCGGATTCCGGGGCCGCTGGGAGGACCCGTCCATCCCGGCCCTGGAGGTGGAGCGGTGAGCCCGCACCAGTACGGACCCCACGACCCGACCCAGGGCCCGGACTCCATCACCGTGGGGAGGCCAGGGCGCTACCAGGGCCGGGAGGTCGTCCCCATCCATCCGGCCATCGTGCGCCAGCGCGAGGCCATCAACACCCACGCACACAAGGAGGCGCGTCGTGACCAGTGACCCGACAATCCCCGGCCTGGAGGTCCCCGACGCCACACCCTCCGATGGCCCCATGGTCCAGGCGGCGGCGGTGTCGCTCCAGGCGCTCCAGGCGTCCGGCACCCTGGAGCCGCGCCACGCTGTCCTGGTGCAACTGGTTCGGAGCCTGGCCGGAGCCATCGACCGGGGCGTGACCTCCGGCCGGGCCTCCGCCGTAGCCATGGCGGCCAAGCAACTCCTGGACACCATGGTCGTCCTGGACCCGCCGCCGGAGGACGGGACCGACAAGGCCCGCCTGGCCCGTGAGGCCCTGGAGGCGTTCCTGGCGCAAGCGGAGCAGCACGCCAATGCGGAGCAGACGTGACCCCCGCCGCCCCGGCCACCTGGTGGGAGTCCGGCTCCGGGGCTCCGCCGCAGTACGCCACCAGGCGTGACCCCAGGTTCCGGACGGAGGGCCCCCGCGTGGGGTTCACGGCCAGGGCCCTGGGGACTCCGCTGATGGCCTGGCAGCGCTACGTGGCCGACGTGGCCGGGGAGGTCAACCCTGACGGCAGTTACCACTACCAGGTGGTGGTGGTGACCGTGCCCAGGCAGTCCGGGAAGACCACCCTGATGCGGGCGGTGGGCGTGGACCGCTGTGTGGCCCGGCCGGGCTGTGGGGTCTTCTACACCGCGCAGACGGGGAAGGACGCCAGGGCCCGCTGGCGTGACCTGGTGGACCAGGTCATGGAGGGCCCCCTGGCCCCCCTGGTCATCGTCCGGAACTCCGCCGGGTCCGAACGTCTGGAGTTCCCGAACCGCTCCGCCCTCCGGGTGTTCGCACCCAACCCCAAGTCCCTCCACGGCTACACGCCTCCGCTGGTGATGCTGGACGAGGCGTTCGCGCACGACGAGACGACGGGTGACCTCCTCATGGGGGCCATCGGTCCGGCCCAGGTGACGATCCCCCACCGCCAGTTGTGGATCGTGTCCACGGCCGGGACGGCGGAATCGGGGTTCCTCCGCAAGTGGGTGGACGCGGGCCGGGCCGGAGCGCCTGGCGTGGCCTACTTCGAGTGGTCCGCCCCGGACGGGGCCGACGTCTACGACCCCCAGGTGTGGCCGACCTACCACCCCGCCATGGAGTCCGGCCTGGTGACCGCTGACGCAATCGCGGCGGAGGCATCCCGGCTGTCACGGGCGGAGTTTGAGCGGGCCTATGCGAACCGCTGGACCAGGACCGCCTCCCACCTGATCGCGTGGGAGACGTGGGACCGCCTGGGGGTGGGCCGCGAGGGCCGCCCTGGAGTCCAGCTGCTACCCGCCACGGGCGTGGTGTTTGGTTTCGACGTGATGCACGACAGGTCCGCCGCCGCCGTGGTGGCCGCCTGGCGTGACGACTCCGGGGTCCATGCCAAGGTCGTCCAGTCCGGCCCTGGGATGGCGTGGGTGGAGGACACTGTCCGGGGCCTCCGGGCGGAGGGCTGGTCAGACTTCACGACCTCCGACGACGGCCCCGGCCGGGAGGTGGCCGACCTCCTGGACCGCCACCCCGGCCGGGTGCCGGTCCGCCTCCTGGGCTCCAGGGAGGTCGTGGACTCCTGGGGGTTCCTGATGCAACACCTGATCCACGGGACCCTCACCCACGACGGCACGGACGCCCTGGCCGTGGCGGCGGCCAACGTGGCCACCAGGCCCTCCGCCGATGGGGCCCGGCCGTCCCGCCGACACTCCGCCGGGGACGTGTCCCCGCTGCTGGCCCTGGAGTGGGCCGCCTACGTCCTGGACCACCAGGAGGACCGTGGCGGCCTGGAATACACGTTCGGAGGTGACTAGGTGGCCAACCCCATCCAGCACGAACACGGCCGGGGCTACGCCCTGGTCTGGTGTCAGGACTGTCCGCCATGGCGGACCCTGACCGCCGGGCGGGCGGACTCCCTCCTCCGGGGGGCCGACCACCTGGAGCGGGTCCACGGCGACAAGGTCAGGGCCAAGCGCCTCCGGGAACAGGCACGCGACACGCGGAACTAGCCCAGGGTCCGCCCGGACTCCGACCACCGTCCGGAGGCTTGTCCCCGTGAGACTCCGTGACCGCGTGACTGACCGCCTGTTCCGTACGGACTACCCCCACCTGACGGCCGCCGCCCCTCCTCCCTCCCTCACGGCGGCGGCTGTCCAGGTGGACCCGGCCCAGGTGGGGCTACAGTCCCCGATGGCCCCGACCACGAACCACCTGGAGGCGGTGGTGTGGGCCGACCTGATCGGCAAGGCGGCCCGGATCGTGAACCGCGAGGCTGCCATGGGCATCCCGGCCCTGGCCCGCCAGCGTCACCTCCTGTGTGGCGTGGCGGCCAGGTGCCCCCTGGTCCTGGTGGATGAGGCCACCGGGGAGCGCGAGGACAACCAGCCGGAGTGGTTGACCCAGGGCACGGGCCACCTGTCGGCCTTCCACCGGACGCTGTGGTCCACCGATGACCTGGTCTTCTACCCGTTCACGGTGTGGGACGTGGAGCGCGGCCCGGACGGCATCCTGTGGGCGGAGCGGATCGCACCCCACCGCTGGGACCTGGACGGGGACCTCCTCCTGGTGGACGACAAGCCCGCGTCCGATGACGACACCCTGGTGATCCCCGGCCCCCATGAGGGCGTCCTGTCGTTCGGGGCGGACGCCCTGACCCGCACCCTGGACAACCTGGAGGCGGCGGCCAACGCGGCACGCAACCCCAGCGCCTACCTGGAGTTGCACTACACCGGCACGGAGCCGCAGACCCCCGAGCAGATCACGCAGACGATCCAGCGGTGGGCGGCCGCCCGCCGTGGCGAGAATGCCGGGGTGGCCTGGACGGGGGCCAACCTGGAGGTGAAGGAACACGGCACCCACGAGTCCCACCTGTTGATCGAGGGCCGGAACGCGGACGCGGTGGACGTGTCGCGCCTGGTGTCGTCCCCGGCCGCCATGGCGGACGCCACCTCCGCCGGGGCCTCCCTGACCTACGAGACGACCTCCGGCCGGAACCTCCAGTTCCTGGACTACGGGGCGCTGCTCTACATGGACGCCATGGCCGCCCGGCTGTCCATGGACGACGTGTCCCCCCGTGGCAAGGGCGTCCGCTTCGACGTGACCCGCCTCCTGACCACCACCCCCGACACCACCCCCGACAACGCCCAGGAGTGACAACGTGACGATGACGCCTGATCCCTTCCACGTCCCCGACCTGGCCACATCCCAGCGCCTGGTCCTCCTGGCCTCCCGGACCCGCCACAACCGCCTCCACGCGGCGGCCTTCCAGGTGGAGTCCGTGGACCCCGACACCCGCCGGGTGTCGGGGATGCTGGTGCCCTACGGGGAGGTGGGCCTGACCACCATCGGGCCCGTCATCGTCCCCGGCCCCGGCCTGATCGCACTACCGGCGGAGCCCGGCCGCGTGAAACTGGTGGACGAACACCAGGACCCGCCCCGCTCCGTGGGCTACGCGGTGTCGTTCACGGACACCCCCCAGGGCCTCCGGGGGTCCTTCCACCTGGCGCGGACCCCGGACGGGGACCGCGTCCTGGCGGAGTTCACGGCCGACGAACACGGCGGCCGGGCCCGTGACGGATTCTCCGTGGAACTCCACGGCATAGAACTCCAGGAGGCGCGTGGCCAGGCCGCGCCCTACCTGGCCGCCGGAGCGCTGTCGGCCGTGGCCGCTGTCGTCACCCCGGCATGGGCGAACGCCCGCGAGGACGGCCTGGCCGCTTCGCACACCACCACCGATGAAAGGCATACCACCATGCGACTGACCACAGCCCAGCGTGACCGCCTGGCCCACCTCCTGGGCCTGGACAACCGCTCCGACCAGGAGGACGGGGAGTTCCGCGCCCTGTGCGTCCTGGCCGGGCTGGACCCGGACTCCGACGACACCACGGCGGAGGCCGTGGCCGCCCTGGAGGTGGACGACGTGGAGGCTGTGGAGCCCGCCGTGGAGCCCGCCCCCGCCGACCCGGCCGCCGCCCTGGCCGCCTCCCGCCGGACCGCTGTCCGGACCCCCACCACGACCCGGCCCCGCCGGAGCCGTCACAGCCTCCAGGACATGTACGCGGCCCAGGCCCGCGTCCTGTCCGGCCGGAGCCGGGCGTCCATGGAGGCGGCCCTGTCCGACATCACGAACACGGCCAACGTCTGGACGGCCCGTGACGACTACGCCGGACTGCTGTGGCAGGGCCTGGAGTACACGCGGCGCTACGTCCCGCTGCTGATGCCGGGTGACCTGCCGTCCTACAAGGGGACCGGCTGGCGCTGGGTCATCAAGCCGGAGGTGGCCGACTACGCGGGCGACAAGGCCCCCGTGCCGTCCAACGCCCCCACCACGGAGGCCACCTCCTGGAACGCGGCCCGCCTGGCCGGGGCCCACGACCTGGACCGCAAGTTCACGGACTTCGGGGACCAGGAGTTCATCGACTCCTACTACACGGCCATGCGTGAGTCCTACGCCATGAAGTCCGACGACAAGGCGCGGGCGTTCATCCTGTCCATGGCCGGGGCGCTGGGCGCGGCGGGGACGACCCTCTACCACGCGGCGGCCAAGGCGGCCCAGGGTGTCTTCGACGCCACCGGCGGCCTGACCGTGGACTACCTCCTGGTCAACTCCTCCGACGTCCTGGACCTCCTGGACACCCCGGCCAACGCCCTCCCGGACCCCCGCATCCTGGAGATGTTCGGCGTCTCGCCGGACAAGTTCATCCCCACCACCGGGGTGGCGGCCGGGACCGTCGTCGGCGGTGTCCGCCAGGCCGGCCGCTTCCGCGAGCTCTCCTCCACGCCCATCCGCGTGGAGGCCATCAACGTGGCCGACGGTGGCGTGGACGGTGGCGTGTTCGGCTACTACGCCACGGAGGACACGTTTGACGGTGGCGTCAAGTCCGCCACGTTCGCGGCGGTCTGATCCGTGCCCAGGACTGAAGTGGCGGGCCTCCCTGACGGGGGGCCCGCCACCCTGGCGGGGGTCAAGGGCCACCTGTCCATCCCGGACACCAGGGACGACACCCGGATCACGGCCATCGTGGCCGGAGTGAACCGCATGGTTCGGTCCTGGCCCTGTTCGCTGGCGGCGGCCGACCAGGACAACTGGACGGCCGCCCCGGACGTGGTGGAGGGGGCCACGATGCTGGCGGCCCGCCTGTTCCGCCGCAAGGAATCCCCAGCGGGCGTGGAGTCCATGGGCCCGGCCGGGGTGGCGTACGTCGTCCGGAACGACCCGGACGTGGCCCTCCTCCTCCAGTTGGGCCCCTACGCGGGCCCGGAGGTGGGCTGACCATGCCGACCCCAGCCCTGGACATTGAGTCCGTCTGCCAGGCGGTCGTGGAGGCCCTGGTGGGCCCGGAGCCCAGCGACCCGGCCGTCCGTGCCACCCAGGACCCGGCGGAGGTGAACACCCCCGGAGCCTGGGTCACCTGGGAGGGCTTCCAGGTCGTCACCCTGGGTGGCACGGTGCGCCACCTCCTGGCCGTCTACCTGGTGGTGGAGGACCGGGACTGGAGGCGGGCCACCAGGGCGCTGTCCGACCTCTACAACGAGGCCGTGCCCGCCCTCATCACCCCGGACGGCCCCGTCGTCCCCCAGCGCCTGGTCCTGCCAGGCACCCCCACCGAACTCCCGGCCCTCCGGGTCCCGGTTCACCTCACCACCACCTGAATGGAAGGAACACGCCATGCCCATCACCGCTGACAAGTTGGGGGACGGCACCCTCACCCTGGGCTCCGGCCCCCTGGACGCATCTCTCCAGGTCAAGGGCTGCAAGGTGACCGCGTCGGAGGTCGTCGAGTCCTC